CTTTCATCAGGTTCAGGAATTATAAACGTAACAGCACCTGGTCATGGTTTAACAAATGGCACAACATATAGATTTAGAGGTCCATCAGCATTAGTCACTGGTGGTGGAGGAACATTTCAATACAACAATCCAGCAGATTTTGATGGTATATTAGGTTCTAATGTAGCTAAAGCCGCTGGATATGCAATAACAACAGGTATATACAGAGACGGTGCAAGAGTTAGCACAGATTATGCTGTTGCTAATTTTTTCTTTTTTACAGTTGATACAAATACTGCTACAATTGGTGGAGTAAAAGGAGGAGGGATTGGTTGTTCAGTAGGACCAGTCACACTAAGCTCATGATTAAAAAAATTAAAAATTTTATTTGTAAATTATTAGGTATTAAACAATGTGCATGTTCAGAGGATATGGATCCACATGAAGAATTAATGTTACATGTACCAGAACCAGAAATACCTTTATATAATCATAAATTAGAAAAAATAAATAAAAAACATAAAAAGGATTCTAAATAATGGCTGGATTAAGTGCATCAGGATTAAAAACTCAAATAAGAAGTTATACCGAAACAGACTCAAATGTTTTGTCTGATACTGTTTTAGAAAATATTATTTTAAATGCACAGTATAGAATATTTAGAGATATTCCTATAGATGCAGATAGAAAACAACAAACAGGTAATTTAGTTGCTGGACAAGAAACTATTAATGCTCCAGCAGGAGCAGTGTTTATTAGAGGAATACAGGTTTATGATTCTACTTCAGCAACAACAGCCGATAATGTTTGGTTAGAAAAAAAAGACATTACATATTTACAAGAATATGTTTCATCAACTGCATCTGCTAAAAGAGGTCAACCTAAGTATTATGCTATGTTTGGTGGTGGAACAGGAGAGTCAGATACCACATCTGGTAGAATGATGTTTGCTCCTGTGCCTGATACAACATACAAATTTAGAGTTCATTATAATGCAGCTCCTGCGTTATTAGAGAACGATGATACCAATTATATCAGTCTTAACTTTCCAAATGGCCTATTATATTGTTGTCTATCAGAAGTATATGGGTTTTTAAAAGGCCCGATAGATATGTTGACATTATATGAAAATAAATATAAACAAGAAGTACAAAAGTTTGCTAACGAGCAAGTTGGTAGAAGACGAAGAGATGACTACACTGATGGCGCTGTTCGTATACCAATAACCTCAGCAAACCCGTAGGAGATTAAATTATGGCAATAACATCGGCAATATGTAATAGTTTTAAACAAGAAATTTTAGTCGGCACACACAATTTTACAGCAACAAGTGGTAACACTTTTAAAATAGCTTTATTTACAAGTGATGCATCTTTAGGTGCAAGCACAACAGCTTATTCAACTTCAAACGAAATTACAAATTCATCAGGAACTGCATACACAGCAGGTGGTGCAACATTAACAAGTGTTACTCCAACTCTGGATTCATCAACTGCGGTTTGTGATTTTTCAGATGTTAGTTATACTTCAGCATCTTTCACTGCAAATGGTGCATTAATATACAACGATACTCAATCAGATAAAGCCGTAGCTGTTATAGCTTTTGGTGGAGACAAAACAGTTTCTTCCGGAACTTTTACAATTCAATTTCCTGCAGCAGACGCATCTAACGCAATAATCCGTATAGCATAAGGAGGAGCTCCTTATGGCTAATTCTTGGAACGAGTCAGGCACAACCTGGAGCACCGGACGTTGGGGGACAACTGACGCTATAACAAGTGGTTGGGGTGCTGATCTTTGGAATACTGGTGGTTCATGGGGTCAGGCTACTGATGAATTAGTTTCATTAACTGGTGTATCTGCAACTTTTTCTATAGGTGAAGTAGTATCGGGATCAAACACAGGCTGGGGTCGTGATGTCTGGGGCGAAGAACCATGGGGCGAAAGTTTTGATCCAGTCGTTACGCTTTCAGGACTATCAGCAACTATTTCATTAGGTGATTCAGAAGAATTTAATGAAAGAGGTTGGGGAAGATTAAGTTGGAACCAAGCTGATTGGAATGAAGGTGCAGATGAAACTGTATCTGTTTCAGGTATTGAAGCAACAGCTTCACCAGGATCTATAACAATGGGTGTTACATATCTATTAGAAATGATAGGTGCTAATCACTCAATGACAACAAGTGTTGGTAGTCTTGATATTGATGCTGAAATAGGTGTACCAGTAACAGGAGTATCTGCAGAATTTGCAACACCAACAATGTCTTATGCTGGAACTCTAGTTGGTTGGGGCAGAGATGAATGGAATGATAATTCTTGGGGAGAATCTCCTAATCAAGTTATTCCTTTAGTTGGTAGAGAATCAACAGCAAGTGTTGGAACACCTACATTAGAATTTGCTTATGATTTAACAGGTCAAGCAGCTACAACAGGAGTTGGATCTTTTAGTTTTGTAATTAGTCCAACGATTGGTCTTGACGGACAATCATCAACAGTATCTTTAGGAACTATGGGTGTTGCTTTTGGTGTAAGCACTGAACCAATAGCAGGTAGAGCAGCAACAACATCTTTAGGCACTTTAGGATTAGAATTTGGTCCAGGTGAAATTACCGGTGTTTCAGCAACAACATCTATTGGATCAATTACAACATCAGATGCTCAAATATTAGATTTAACAGGAGTATCATCAACCTTTGCTATAGGATCTATATCACCTGCAGATGTAATGGGTTTAACAGGTATTGCGGGAACATTTTCTGTAGGTGCTATATCACCAGTAGATATTGTACAAGGTTTAACAACAAGTCAAATAACATCAAGCACAGGATTATTAGGAATAGAGGCTTATGCAAATATTGACACGGGTTCAAATACGAGCTATAGTAACGTATCAACAGGGTCAAATGATACGTATTCTGATGTTGCAACAGGATCGAATACAAGTTATAGTGACGTCGCATAGGAGATAAAATATGGCATCAACATATACTGGACTAGGGGTAGAACTTCAAGCAACTGGTGAAAACGCCGGAACATGGGGTACGAAGACTAATACAAATTTACAAATTATAGAACAAATTTCAGGTGGATTTACTCAGCAATCAATTGCTGGTAGTGCACAAACAACAACTTTATCTGTTTCTGATGGATCAACTGGTGCAGTTCTTGCACACAGAATGATAGAATTTACGGGAACTATCACAGGAAATCAAATTGTAACAATACCTTTAGACGTTCAAACTTTTTATATTTTAAGAAATTCAACATCAGGTGCATATACAGTACAATTTAAATATGTATCTGGATCTGGAGATTCATTTACTTTTACAACTACAGATAAAGGAGATCAATTAATATTTGCATCAGCTAATGATGGAACTAACCCCGATATCATTACTTTAGGTTTTGGTGCTGGTGATGTAACTTTAACTGGAACAGAAACTTTAACAAACAAAACTTTAACTTCACCTAAAATTGGCACTTCAATTTTAGATACAAACGGAAATGAACTTGCTAAACTTACAGCTACAAGTTCAGCGGTTAACGAATTTACAATAGCAAACGCTGCTACTAGTGGAGGACCTACTCTTTCATCAACTGGTGGCGATACAAACATTGATATTAACATAACTCCAAAAGGAACTGGTGATGTAGTTCTCGCTGGTGATACAGTAAAAGTTGGAGATTCTGGAGCAGCAGCTACATTAACTTCAAACGGAGCAGGTGCACTTACAGTAACAACAGGTGGAGCTGCAGATTTAGTATTAAGCACTAACTCAGGAACTGACTCAGGTACAATTACAATAACTGATGCAGCAAACGGAGATATAACTATTGCTCCTAATGGAACTGGAATTGCTAAAGGAGTAGATGCAGGAGATGCTACAGGCGCACTTAAAATTGCAGGTAAAGAAACTATTTGGGTGCCGGCAGTTGCTATGTATCCAAACACTACAAACGGTTGTGCTACACTTGCACAAACAGAATTATCAAATGGACCTGAATTAAAAACTTTAGATTTTGACAAAGACTCAGACGAATTTGCACAGTTTGCTGTTGCTTTTCCTAAATCATGGAATGAAGGCACAGTAACTTTTCAAGCATTTTTTACAGCTGCTACAACAAACACTGGAACTACATCATGGGCTTTACAAGGAGTAGCACTAGCAGATAATGGAGATTTAAACACTGCATTTGGTACTGCAGTTGCACCTACAGCCAAAGCAATG